GCGCGCTGACGGACGACACAATCATCTCCGGTTCGGGCACCTTCCGCGCCCGCTACTCGGCGACCAACACCTTCGTCGTCTATCGCATCGCCTAGACCATGAAGTTGCGGATGCTGACCAGCATTGCCGGGGACGGGTACGCCCTGCATCACGGCGATGAAACGGAAAGGTTCAGCGGTGATGAGGCCATGCGCCTTGTCGCCGCTGGCCTTGCCGTGCCGGTCAGCGATGAAGTTGTGGAGCGTGCGGTTAAGCCCGCCGCTCCCGAGCGCCGGAAAGGTGGTCGCTGATGTGGAGCGCGCCTGTAGTCACGTCGGCCGCTGCGGTTGAGCCGCTTCTGGTCGAGGAAATGATCCTGCAAATGAGCGCGCAGGGGACCCCCGATGAGCAACTGATCGGCCTGCACATCAAGTCCGCGCGCAGCCACGTCGAGGGCTACACCGGCACCAGGCTGATCACCCAAACGCTGACGCTGCGAACGGATGATTGGGCGGACCTCGAAAACCTGCCCGTTGCGCCGGTCCAGAGCATAACCTCGATCACCTACGTTGACACGGACGGCGCGACGCAGACGCTTGCGACGACGGTCTATGAGGCCCGGCTCTATGGGCTGGAGCCCTCGGTGGTCCTGAAATACAACCAAGTCTGGCCGACTATCCGGGCTGGATCGCAGATCACCGTGACAGCGGTGGTGGGCTATGGCGCGGCGGGTACTGCGGCGCCGGAAGCGGTGATGCAGGCTCTGCGCTTGCTGACCGCCGATATGTTCCGCTTCCGCGAGACGGCTCAGGTCGGATCGGTCGCGTCCGTCTACCCGGTCGCGGCGACTGTTGAGGCGCTTCTGGCCAACCATCGGAAGTACGCCTGATGGACAGCGGCGCCCTTGACCGCACCGTCAAGCTGCTGAAGCCGGTTTCGACCACCAACAGCGCCAACGAAGACGTCATCACCTACACGCTGGCGGCGACGGTTCGGGCGTCAAAGGCCGACGTGAGCGACGCCGAGCGGGTGAGGGCGCAACAGGTCGGGGCGATGATCACCACGCGGTTTCAGATCCGCTGGTCGCCTGACCTGTACGTCATGGACCCGACGTGGCGCTTGAAGCTGGTCGAGTACCAGGGTGTTGAGCGCGAATACGACATCGCGGGCGTCAAGGAAATCGGCCGCCGCGCCGGGCTGGAAATCACCGCGAACGCTCGGGCGGATCGCGAAACCCTCTACACCTAGGAGCGGCCGATGAAGGTCAAGATGCTGGTCGCGTTGGATCGGCCCCACGAGCTGTTGGCGAACGGGCCGGTGATCGAAGTGCCGGAGCAGTTGGGCGTTGCCTACATCCAAGCGAAGTACGCCGTCGCGGTTGAGGGCGAGCAACACGCCGACCCGAACGCCCCGGCCCCCATCCCTGAACCCAAGCCGCCTGTTCGTCAGGCCGCCGCGCGCACGAAGGAATAGATCATGGCTGACCTCACGATTACCGCCGCCAACTGCGTCCCCGTCGCTGGCTCCCTGATCGGCTACGGCACGTCCGGCGCCACCATCACGGCGGGCCAAGCGATCTATCTGGAATCGTCCAGCAACACTTGGAAGCTGGCGGACAACAACTCGGCGACGGCTGAGGTTCGGGCGGCGACGGCTGTTGCGCTGACCGGCTCGTCGGCTGGCCAGCCGATTGCCTACACCACCAAGGACAATAGCGTGACGCTGGGCGCGACCATGACGGCGGGCGTCGCCTACTACCTGTCCGACACCCCCGGCGGTATCTGCCCGGTGGCCGATCTGGCCTCTGGTGAATATCCGCTGGTCGTCGGCATCGCCACGTCCACCACGGTCCTGAAGCTGAGCTTCACCTCCTCGGGCGTCGCGCTCTGATCAGGATGAAGGTCACGGGGCTGCGGGAGTTGGACGCGGCCCTGATGACCATGAAGCAATCAACGGCGCGTGGCGTAGTTCGCCGGGCGCTGTTGGCGGCGGCTCAACCGATAGCCGACGACATGGCCAAGCGGGCTCCGCGAGACAGCGGATACCTGGGCGACCACATCGACACCGGCATCCGCCTTTCGCGTCGCCAACGCAGCGTTTCCCGCAAGGAAAGCGACGTGGAGGTCTACGCCGGGGCGACGCGGGTAGATCAGGCGATCTTTCAGGAGTTCGGGACCATCGACCACGCGGCGCAACCGTTCGCCCGTCCCGCATGGGATGCCGGGAAAATGGAAGCCCTTGAGACGGTGAAGACCGAGCTTGCTGCCGAGATCGAGAAGACCGCCAAGCGCGCGGCCAAAAGGAAGGCCAAGGGGGGCTGACGATGGAAGAAGCCCTCATTGCCTACCTGCTGTCCTACGTCGGCCTGACGAGCCTCGTAGGCTCCCGCGTTCGGCCTGTTATCGCAAAGCAGGGCGAGGGGTTCCCGTCTGTCGTGGTGACGACGGTTTCGCACCTGCCTGAGTACGTCACGCAAGGCGCTGTGAGCCTCGCTGACAGCCGGGTCCAGGTTGACTGCTACGCCGAGACCTTCGCGGGTTCAAAGGCCGTGGCGCGGGCGATCAAGCTGCGCCTTAGCGGCCAGCGGTTCACGTCCGGCGGCGTTGAGTTCCAACAGTGCGCGGTGATTGCCGAGCGCAGTTCGTATCAGGACAGTGCGGAAGTGAAGCTGCACCGCACGTCCATCGACTTTCGGGTCTGGCACACCAGCCCGTAGCCTAAACCGCCCTTCGGCAAGGCGCTGCCCGTCGTGAGACGCGCACTCCCTCAGATGGAATTGGCCCCATGACCACCACTGCAATCGTCGGCAATGGCGCGACGGTCTATCTCGACAACGCCGCAGGCTCCCCGACCGCTGTCGGTGAGGTCGTCAGCGTCACCCCCATCGCGGTCAGCGGCGGCACTGCCGACGCGACGCACCTCGGTTCGGGCGGCTGGCGCGACTTCATCTCCACGATCCGCGACGCGGGCGAAGGGTCGATGACCGTCAACTGGATTCCGGGCGACGCGACCGATCAGCTTCTCCGCACCGCTGTCGGCGATGGTCTGGTCCGCACCATGAAGGTCACGGCCAGCAACACCAAGTACATCCAGTGCGAGTGCTTCGTGACGGCTTACGAGCCCGGCGAAATCACCGCTGACGGCAAGCTGGAAGGCTCGATCAACGTCAAGTTCACCGGCTCGCCGACCTACGGGTGATAGATGGCCAACGCGATCAAGGGTGAGGTCGCTTTCGACCTCGACGGCAAGACGTACACTCTCGTTCTCGACTTCAACGTGCTCGCCGATGAGGACGTGGATATCGCGGACGTTGGGCGCCCTCGCGAAATGCGCGCCCTGTGGCGTGCGGCAATGATGCGGCATCACCCCGCGACAACGCTGCACGAGGCAGGAGATATCATGCGCGGGCTTGGCGCGGACGAAGTCGGGCGCCTGATCACTGAGGCGGCCATTGCGGGCGGCCTTGCGTCAGCCAAAGACGGAGGCGACGGCGAGGCCGCTGCAAACCCTCGGCAGGTGAGGCGAGCGGCGGCTTCGATTTCGAGGAAGCGTTAGGGCTCTGGATCGAGCTTGGCGGGGATGCGGACGCCTTTTGGCGGCAGACCCCGCGACGCTACCGGCATTGGGTTGAAAGCCGCCTCAAGTTTCTCCTGGCGGATCGCCGACACCGTGAACTGATGACCTACGCGGGCGAGGTTCTGGCCCGCAGCGGCAAGCGTATGCCGTCGTTTGAGAAGTTCTTCGGGACCGACCCGCTGAAGAAGCGCCCGAAGAAGCAGACCCCCGACGAAATCCTCGCGGCGCTTGGCGCCATTGTCGGACCACCCCCGGAGGCTACATGAGCAACAGCGTGATTGGCGCGCTCCGGGTTGTCCTCGGGGCCGACACCGCCTCGTTTGAGAAGGGTCTCGACGGCGCGCAGCGCACGCTCAACCGCTTCAACCGCGACATGCAAAAGCTGTCGGCCAAGTTCACCGGCATTGGCCAGACGCTCACGCTGGGGCTGACGGTCCCGATTGCGGCGTTTGGCGTGGCTTCGGTCGCGGCGGCGCAACAGTCGGCGGATGCGTTTGCTCAAGTCGAGGCAGCGCTCAAGTCGATGGGCGGCGCGAGCGGCAAGACCGCCGAACAGCTACAGGCGTCGGCCAAGTCGCTGCAAGACATGGCGGCCATCGACGACGACGAGATTCTTCGCAAGGTCACGGCCAACCTGCTGACGTTCGGCAAGATCGCCGGGCCGACGTTTGACCGCGCGCAAGTGGCCGTTGTCGATCTGGCCACGCGCATGAAGATGGACCTTCAGGCCGCGACCATCCTCGTCGGCAAGGCGCTTAACGATCCGGTCAAGGGTATGACCGCGATGGGTCGGGCGGGTATCCAGTTCACCGACGTTCAAAAGGCGCTCATCAAGCAACTGGTCGAGACCGGGCGGGCGGCTGACGCGCAGGCGATCATCCTCGGCGAGCTTGAACGCCAGTTCGGCGGATCGGCCAAGGCGGCGGCGGATGCCAACCCCTACGCCAAGCTCCGCATCGCGTTTGGCGAATTGTCAGAAGTGATCGGCGCCAAGCTGATCCCGGTCATCACCCCCATCATCGAGAAGCTGACGGCCCTGCTTCAAGGCTTCGACAGGCTGTCCCCGGCCATGCAGAACTTCGTCCTGATCGGCGGCCTGATCGCCGCTGCGATTGGCCCGGTTCTGGTCGGCGTCGGGATGCTGATCTCGGCGGTGGGGACCATCGCTGCGCTGTTCGCCGGGCCTGCCGTTGCGGGGCTGGTCGCGTTCCTCATCCCATTCGCCCCGATCATCGCGGCGGTGGCTGGCCTGATCGCCGTGTTCTTCCTGTTCCGCGAGAAGTTCACGCCGCTGATTGACGCGGTGATGGAGGTCGTTTCGGCCTTCGGCGCGCTGGTGGTTGACCTGTTCGCGCCGGGCAGCGTCCTCGGCGCCGCGCTGGAAATGTTCCTGAACCTGGCCACCCGCGTCTTCAACGGCGTGGTGTCCATTGTCGGGACGCAGATCGAGTTCCTGACCAACATCATGAAGGCGCTGGCGGCCCTGTTCCGTGGCGACTTCTCGGCGATGTGGGGATATCTCGGCGACGCCGCGCTGACGATGGTCAAGGGCATCGGCAAAGCCTTTGCCGCCATGTTCCCCGATGTGATCTCGTGGGTGCGGAAGACGTGGGAGGGCGTGAAGCTCTGGCTTGTCGACAAGTTCGTGACCATCGTCAAGTCGGTTCAGGAAAAGATCGCCGCCGTCACGGGCTTCTTCAAAGCCATGTGGGATGCGGTGGTCGGGCACTCCTACGTCCCCGACATGGTGGACGGCATCCGCGACGAGTTCGCCCGCCTTGACGAGGTGATGGTCAACCCCGCGCTGAAGGCGACGGCCCAAGTCGATGCGGCCTTCAAGAAGCTGCAACAGGGGATGGGGATCAAGGTCGGCACGGCGCAGAACGGACGTGGCCCCAATGCGCCGGCCAACGACAACGGACACTCCGGCTCCTCGCCTGATCTGACGATCTGGGGCGGCAAGGCGATGTCCAGCGAGCGGGTCGAGGAGCTTCGCGAGAAGTTCGTTTCGTTCGGCCGCAGCTTCGTTGATGCCGTTCGGACGGGGAACCTCAAGGAGTTCTTCGCCGACATCGCCAACCAGTTCGTCAGCAAGATCATCGACAAGGGCCTGAACGCCATCTTCGACGCGATGGGCAATAGCTCGTCGGGTGGCGGTTGGATGAATGCCATCGCCAGCGTGTTTGGCGGTGGCGGGTCCACCCCCGGCTTCGCCACGGGCGGCTCGTTCACCGTCGGCGGCTCCGGCGCGATGGACAGCAAGTTGATGCAGTTCCGCGCCACCCCCGGCGAAATGGTCAACATCACCAAGGGCGAGCGCGGCCAGCGTCAGGGCTCCACCAACGTCTTTGACATGCGCGGCGCGGTGGTGACGCAAGACCTGCTGAACCAGATGAACCGCATTGCCGCTCAGGGTGACGCTCAGGTTATCGGCGCCATCGCCCGCGAGAAGTCCCGCGAGGACCGCGCCGCCCGCTACACGGTTGCGAGGGCTCGCCGGTGAGTGTGACCCTTCCGACCAGCCCTAGCCCCCGCTCGATCACGCCCCGGCTGGTCACGTCTCGGGCTGACCTTCGCCCGGCTTTTGGCGGGGCTACGCAGCGAATTGCGCGTTCGGGCTCACATTGGGCGTTCGACGTCGAGATGCCGCCCATGAGCGCCGCTGACGCGCTGGCGTGGGTGAACATTCTTGACGAGACGGACACCTGCATCCTCCAGCTTCCCGAGCCGGGGATCACCATCGGCTCGCCCGGAACGCCGCTGGTCAACGGGGCGTCGCAAACCGGAACGTCGCTGATCACCGATGCCTGGTCGGCCAGCTATGCCATCCCCAAGGGGAAGTTCGTCGGCGTGTCTGTGTCCGGCCTTCAGTACCTCTACCAGACTACCACGGCTGTCACGGCCAGCGGGGGCGGGGCGGCGACGCTGGTTCTTCGCCCGATGCTCCGCACGTCCCCGGCGGACAACGCGGCCCTGATCATCAATCCCGCCACGGTGGAGGGGTTTGTGACCCTTTCCGATGGGGCCATGAGCATCAGCGTCAACCGGCTGGTCGAGGGGTTCACGTTTACGATTGAGGAGCGGCGTTAGTGGACGCCACACTCAAGACCGCGTTCGAGGGCGCGGGCGTAACCACCTTCACCGCTGTCTCGATAGCCCTGTCTGGCGGGACCATCTACCTCGTCTCGGGCGGGGCGGACATCACCATCAGCGCGCAACTCTACAGCGCCCACCATGCGACCTATGGCGTCCTCGGCAATGTCGAGGTCATCAGCGACGGGATCGACGGCCAGACCACCCGCGCAACGATCACCATGTTGCCGCCCACGTCAGCGGCTATCGCCGATCTCGCGGCGGCCGATGAACAGGACGCCTTGGTCTACGTCTACCAAGGGGCGGTCAACACCGCGACCGGCGCCAGCATCGGCACGGTCGAGACGCTGTTCCGGGGCGAGCTGGATTACCCCAGCCTGTCGATTAGCGAAGGCGGTTACGTCCTGACGCTGGAGTGCGGGACCGAAGAGGCCCGGCTTCTGGAGCGCAACGAAGAGCGCAAGCTGGTCGATAGCTTCCACCAGGCATGCTTTCCCGGCGAGCTTGGGCTGGAGAAGGTCACGGCTCTGGTCCGCAAGATTTACTGGCGTGCGAACGCGCCGACCACCATCAAATTCTTCGGCCAGACGGTGACCGTATGACCGCCCCGATTGTTGTTCGCGGTCAGGCGGTGGAAGCCTGCATCGAGCGGTTCTCGGGCAAGGCGATGAAGTGGGGCACGGTCGATTGCGCCCGCATCGTCGCGCACAACCTGCGGGGCCTTGGCATCGGGACATCGCTGGTCAAGGGCTTGACCTATTCGTCGGAGATCGGCGCGGCCAAGGCGCTGCGTTCGCTCGGCTTCAAGGGCATGGCGGACGCGATGGACCGGATTGACCGGGTGTTCCGCATCCCGCCCGCGATGGCCACGGCTGGCGATGTGGTCGGGTTCTCCTGCGAGGGCGAGCTTTGGGACATGGCGCTCTGTGTGGTGGTCGGCAACGGGCGGATGCTCGGGATCGTGGACGGGGTCTGCGTCGTGTTTCAGCCTGACATGACCCATGCGCTGGCGGCGTGGAGGTGCAACCCATGCCGCAAGTAGCCGCCGCCGTCGCCACGTTCATCATCGGCGCGACCGGGGCAACCGGCGTCGCCGCCACCCTGATCACCATTGGGGCCAATATCGCGGTCTCAACCGCCGTGGCTGCGGTCACGGCGGCCATTACCAAGCCGCAGGTGGCCGCCGCTGAGGGCCGCCCAACCGAATGGGCCGCCGATCCGAACGCCGCCATCCCGTTCGTCATGGGCCGTCGCGGCGTGTCTGGCGTTATCGTTCACCGCGACACCTACGGCGCGAACAACCGCTACCTCGCCAACGTCACCATCTACAGCGGCGGCGGGCCGATCAACGCTTACGGGGATTTCCTGCTGGACGGGACTGCGGTCACGTTCACGGGCGAGCTGATGGACGGAACGCCGGTCAACCGGCTGTACCGCCAGAACAAGCTCGGCGCCCAGCCTGACACCGCGCTCACCAGCCCGACCGTCTCGCCCACCGCCTCGCTGAGTAGCTGGGGGGCAAGCCACAAGCTGTCCGGCTACGCCTGTAGCATGATCACCCTGCGGCAGGACGGAGACTTCAAATACTGGCCTGCGGGCATCCCGCGCACGCTTCAGGAAATACAGGGAATCCTCGCATGGGACCCCCGCCTTGACGGCACATGGCCCGGCGGGTCTGGGGCCTGTCGTCTGGCGACCCCGTCAACGTGGGTCTATTCGACCAACCCGATTATCCACGCTCTGAAGTGGGCGCTGGGGATCAAGCACAACGGCGTGCTGGTCGGCGGCATCGGCTCGTCCGTGGACGGCATCGACGTAACCGCCTTCATCGACGCGGCCAACGTGGCGGACACCAATACCTGGACGGTGTCGGCGGTCGCCTACTCTGATGCGCCCACGGGTGACGACAAGTATCAGGTTCTAGAGGCGCTGCTTCAGGCCGGGGGCGCGGTGCCCTCGCGCAAGGCCGGGAAGATCAGTTGCGTCTCTCGCGCGGCCTCGCCTTCGTCCATCGTCACCATTACGGCGGCCGACACGGCGGGACCGTTCGAGTTCCGGGCCGGGACGCCTCGCGAGGGGCGGATCAACACCATCATCCCCCGGTGCGTCCAAGAGGCGCACGAGTGGGAGCTTGTGGACCTTGAGCCTGTTGTCGGCTCCACCTACGTCACCGAAGACGGCAGCGCGACCCGCTCGCGGGGTGTGACCTACGCCTATGTGTCGGACGCTGATCAGGCCGCCCAGCTTGCAGCTTATGATATCGCAGACAGCCGGGAGGGCATCACCGGCACGATAACGCTGAAGCCCTACCTGCGCGACCTGGAGCCGGGCGACGCGTTCACCATCAATGAGGACGGGTTCGCGCTAGCCTCGCAAAAGTGCCTTGTCCTGTCGCGCGCCTACGACCCGGCGCGGGACGTGGTGACGGTCACCTTCCGCAGCGAGACGGCGGCCAAACATGCATGGGCGCTGGGCAAGACGGGCGTAGCGCCTTCCAGCCCGACGCTGGGGACGGTTGACCCCTCGGTGGTCACGACGCCCTCGGGGTCTGATTGGTCCATCGCAGCGGGCACTGGCGCTTCACCATCTGTTGCGCTGACCGGAGCTGTTCCGGCGACCGTCACCGCCAGCAAGGTGGTCGTTGAGCAGAGAATTGACGGAACAACTGACTGGTTCGCAGTTGGAGAGTTTGGCCCGGAAACGACTGGCGCCGAGATCGCTGGCCTGCTGGCTAACAGCGCCTACGAGATCGCGGTCAGCTATCGCAACACGTTCGGCGCGCTTGGGGACCGGCTTGTGCTTGGCCCCGCCACCACGGGCGCGGCGACCGTCACCGGCCAAGGCGATCTTGCCGTCCTCGATCAGGTGGACACGCCGGAGATCGTGGACAACGCGGTCACGCTGGCCGGGCAGTCGCAGGCCACGTCCACCACGACGCTTTCCAGCTCGCCATCGGTAGGCGTTCTGCTGCGCGATGTGACCATGACCACGGAGGGTGGCAACGTCTGGCTGGTATTCAGCGTGGCGTGGGTCATCACCAACCCGCAAGAGCTTGAGTTCTTCGTCTACGTTGACACGACCTATACAGGCGGAGCGTCGCCGACCGGGTATTCATATTATGTTCCCGTGGAAACAAGCTCAACCGGCAGCATCAAGAACAACACGACGTTTTCTGTTCTGCTTTCTGGCCTCAGCGCAGCCTCACATACCTTCCGCGTCTACGCCCGCAACGACACGGGCGCGTCTGTCGATATTGGCGTTCGCACCCTCGTTTGCGTGGAGATGAAGAAGTGACCGCCTCCCGCAACGTCGGCGTTTACGTCGTGGGAACCGGGGAGATTACGGGCACGCTGGCGGGGCCGGACTCGTTCATCGCCCAAAACACCCCCGCCGGATGCGCGGTTATCGACTGCGCTCCAGGCATCGCCGAACACCTTTACCGGGTCGATGAGACGGACCCGCCCTCGATCATCTCGCGCATTCCGCTGGGGATTGAGATTACCGCCGCTGTTGATCTGGGCGCCGTGCTGTCGCTGGACGTCCCGGCTGGCGTGGTGGCGAAGGTCGAAGGGCACGAGGTCGGGGAAGCTGACGAGACCGGCCTCGAAATCGAGTTCGCTTCGCCCGGCGTGTTTACGGTGGAGGTCGGCAGTTTTCCCTACGTCCCCGTTCGCCAGCGCGTGGTGGTGGACTGATGGCCCGCATTACGATCCATCGCCCTGACGCTGACGCCCTCGCGCACGCCAGAGCAAAGCGTGACCGGCTGCTTTCCGAGACCGACTGGACCCAAGCCCCAGACAACCGCCTGACCCCCGATGAGCGCGCCGCGTGGGCGGCTGTTCGGGAAGAGTGGCGGGCTCGGGTTGACGACATCAAGGCCGGGCTTGCCCCGCGCCCGTGGGCTGCGCGCCCGACCTCCTAATATCAGGAAATCCTTATGACCGCTCAACAGCGCGCCGTGGTCGATGACCTCGGCAACATTGCCGTGCACGGGCGCTCGGGCCTTGTCCTCGTGGTCAAGATCGAGACCGCCGTCGCCGGTGTGTACGAGGACATTTCCGAGAAGGATTTGTTCTTCGAGATCGGGGGCAAGTTTCGGGTCGCCCTGAGCGCGGGCGTCGAGGTCTACAGCCGCCAAGTCATCCTGACGCGGGCGCAGATCGCTACGCTCTCGATCAACAACCCCTATGCGTTCGCCATCCACGACGAAACCCCGGCGACGCCCTCAACGCCGTGGTCCGGCACGATCACGACCTACGGCTTCAACACCGCGCCGACCGGAGCGGATTCGTCCACCGGCACGGCGACAAGCTGGCAGGGCGCGACCGTCATCATTCAGGCGGGGGACAGCCCGCCCACCGTCGAGGTCAACACCATCGGCCTTGATGGGCGCTCTGCCCTGCAAGTCCTGATCGACGCCGGTCTGCTGGCTGAAGGCTCTGACGCCGACGACATGCTCGACCTTCTCCGCGCTCCGCTTCTGGCGGGCCGTCTCGACTTCTCCCTTGCCGCCAATTCCGCCCTTCTCGGAGTGATCTGACATGACCGACGCGACGCTTACCGTAACCCAAGGCACCGGCACGAGCATCAAGACCGATCAGGTCGCAGGTGTTCACACCCCGTACCACAAGGAAGACACCGACCAGCGCACCGCCCTGCTGGCGGCCTTCGCCGGGCTGGCGACGCAAACGACCCTCGCGGCTCTGCTGGCCAAGGTCATCGCCGCCCCCGCGACGGAGGCCAAACAAGACACGCTGATTGGCCATGTGGACGGGATTGAAACCCTGATCACCGCCGCTAATGCGCTGCTCACCACGCAAGCGGGATACCTGGACGGGCTCGAAGGTGGTCAAGCGACCATCGGCACGCGGACCTATGGCGCGGCGGCCACGCGCGTCACGGTCGGCGGAACCAGCGCGCAGTCTGCGGCCATCACCGCGACCGAGGTTCTGGTTCACGCCAGCACGCGCTGCTTCATCGCGGCCGGATCGAACCCCACCGCGACGACGAACGATATCCCGCTGGAAAGCGGCGAGAAGTTTCACATGCGGATCACGTCCGGCCACAAGATCGCGGTGCTGCAAGACACCTCCGCCGGTTATCTCAACATCGTGCCGGTGGCCTGATGGCGATGCTGATTGCACCGGGCCGCGTCGGGAGGGTCGGGCAGGGCCGCCGACTCTCCGACGCCGGGGCCGTGAACCTCAAGCACATCATCGGCTATGGCCAGTCGCTCGATCTGGGCACCGATCCAGACGGCGCGTCCGTGGTCACGACTGCCCCGGTAACTGGCCACTACATGTTCAACGGCGGCATCCGGCCCGTTTATGACCGGGTCGGCGAGACGAACGTCAACACCACGATCTATCCCGGTCAGATCACCTCGCTGGTTACGCTGCAAGAGGCGATGAGCGCCGTTGATCCGGTGGACATCGGCGAGACGTTTTCAGCGGGCACGGCCCTGCGGATGACGGACAAGGGCCTGTTCTCGGCGACGGGCCGGGGAGCATTCGCTATCGCCGCCCTCAGCCGGACGGCGGCCAACCACTTCGCCAACACCGTCACCGCTGTTCTTGCTGGCAAGGACCTCTGTGACGCGGCGGGCTACGGCTACGAGGTCGGGCCTGTCGTCTGGAAGCATGGCGAAGCGGACGCGGCGGCGGGCACCACCCGTGTGGACTACAAGTCCAAGCTGTCCACCCTTCGGCAAGACCTCGAAAATCACTTCGACCTGGCGGCGCTCCTGAGCGTCGGCACGCTGAAGATGCTGATCGACCAACAGGCGATGAGCGCGTCCACCGGAACATGGGCGGAGATCGCTGTTGCGGCGATTGAGCTGCACCGGGCGGGCGGCGGGTTCTATTGCGCCGGGCCGACCTATCACCTGACTACCTTCACCGGCATCAACGACGTCCACCTGACCAGCGTGGGCTATCGCAACTACGGCGAGAAGCTGGGCCTGATCGTTCAGAAGCTGCTCGACGGAGACGGCTGGAACCCCTGCCACATCACGGCCACGCCGACGCGGGTGGGGACCACGATCACCGTTCCGATCCATGTGCCGGTTCCACCGCTGGTGGTCGATACAACCCTCGTCGCCAGCGTGGCGAACAAGGGGTTCACCTACACCGGTGCGAACATCACCAGCGTGACGATCACCGACGACGGCACGGGCGACAACGCCGGGGTGATCACTATCGAGCTGGACGCTGCGGCGGGCGGAACGCTGCGGGCGGCTTACAACAACTATACGACCGATGGCTTTATCGGCCCGGTCTCGGGCTCGCGAACCAACATCCGCGACAGCGACCCGGCCGTCACGCTCTACGACTCGACGCCGCTCTATAACTGGCTCTGCAATGATCAATGGGTGGTGGCATGACCGTACCTTCGGATTTCGCCTCCTGCTTTCTGTCGGCCGAACTCACCGCCGCCAAGTATTCCGGCGGCGCTGGCGGAACCTTCACGAACGATATCGCTGGAGGCCCGACGCTCACGGTCGTTTCGGCGACCCCGACGTTTAGCGCGATGGGCGCCCGAACGGGGATGAACTTCGCCAACTCGGCGGGCGAAAGCATCCTCGGCGAAATGCGCGGCCTTCGGGAATGGACCGTGGTGGCGATCATTTCCACGGCCTCCACCTCCGTTATGTCCTGCATCGGCTCTGCCAATCCCAGCGCCTACGGCTGGGAGCTTGGCACCGTTAGCTCGCGGACCCCCTACGGCTGGACGCCCGGATTGTCGTCGGGCGGCACGACGACGGCGTTTGCATCCGACACGCCCGTAGTGGTGGTGACGTCCTTCTCCCCGAGGCACCGCAAGGCAACATGCCAGTGGAACCTCAACGCCGCCAAGGTCGGATCGTCCGGCCTCTCAACGCCTATCCCGTCGATGGACTATTGGGACTTCGGCATCGGCCGCAACCGCAACGCCTACTGGACCGGCAGGATTGGCCACGTTTCGATGTTCGCCCGGTCCCTCCACGACGACGACAACACCCGGCTGCAAAGCCTGATCACCGACCTGATGGCCACGCTCTAGGAGGGCGAGATGGAAAAGACCGAGCTTCTGACGACCCTGGTTGAGCGCGCCGATGAGCGTGATGCCGAACTGCAAACCGTGCTGGCGACCGAAACGGACGATGCCGCGATCAATGCGCTGCACGAGGTTGGCCGCGCGCTGGCCTCTCTGAAGGCTGCGGCAATGGGCGCGATTGTCACCGCTGCGTAACAGCCCCTCGCGGCTTCCCCGGCTGGAACCGAGGAAGCCCCGACCCCCGACTGAGTGAGCAGCAGGAGCCGGGCCACGCGCGCGGGCTCCTGACATTCAGTCTCAACCCCTAACGATGAGTGAGCGTCGCTGGAGTTTCCAGTGGCCTTCGACGGAGGATTCAGGATGACGAACGAGGAACTGATCGCTTGGGAGGCGAAGGTTCGCCACCTCTTCCACGGCATCGAGCGCAAGGTCGCCAAGGCCAAGGACGCGCTGGAGGAGTTCGCCGATCTGGTGGCTGCTGATCGCGGCATTGATCCGGCCGCCCGCTCGGGTGGTGACGACAAGCCCGTGGAGCCCTAGGCATGGGGCCGCTCGCCACGATTTACACGCTGGCCACGCTGGCGATGTTCCTCGTCTGCGCGATTGCGAGAAACGCCACCGACGACGCTGACCGGGTCGCCAGAGCGGCGGCTTGGCTGGCGTTGGGCGTTGGCCTGAGCCGCATCGCCTCGTCGCTCGTGTCGGCCCCGTGGAGCATGGCCCATTACCCCGCGCAAGACCTGTTCATGCTGGCCATGTGCCTTGGGTGGTTTCAGGTCCGGCGGGAGTGGTGGGCGGCTCTGCTGGCGACGTGCTTCGCGGTCCAGCTCTACATGCACGCGGCCTTCTGGTGGGCGGCGGACCCTACCGAACTGCGATCCTACATCATCCAGAACAACGCGGTTTTCATCGCCGAACTGCTGATCCTGACGATGGCGGGGGGGCGCTATGTGGTTGCTGGTGTCGTGTCTCGCCTTCGCCTGTCTCGCCGTGGGTCTGGCCCTCGTCTGGCATACGTGGAGGCGTCGTGAACGTAAGCGCTGAACTGCTGTCGGGGCTGTTGGTCGCCGTGGTCGGAGGAGGGGGTCTTTGGGCCTATCTCGGCTCACGGGGCAAGACCAAGGCCGATCTCATCACCATAGCACAGGATGCAGCGGGGGCGGTGATCCATAGTCTGCGCGAGGAAATCCACCGGCTTCAGGATCGCATCGTTGATCTGGAAATCCAGGACGAGCGGTGTCGGCATGATCTGGCGGAGCTTCGCCGGAGGATCGATCGGTGACCGGCTTTGACCGCGTGAAGGCGTGGGCGTCCGCAGGGCGTGATGTGTTCGCCCTGCTGTTCACGCCGGTCCTGTCTGTGATCCTCGTCTGGCTGATCTGCATCCTCGCCTATGGGGCGTGGGAGGCGGACACCCAAGCCCAGCGCATCAACTACCTCGGCGCCCTGTCGATTGCCCTCGCCGTGCTGATCGGGCTTGGCGGCCAGTGGTTCCAACGCAACCGGCTGAACGCGCTGAAGGCGCAGGGGCCGGGCGGCGTCAGCGGCGAGATCAGCATGAGCGACGACGACGACCCGCCGTCCGTCACTGTCGAAACCACGACGACAACGCAGGTAATCGAGGAGCCGAAGCCGTGATTGAGACGAGAGACCCTGTGGCGCTTTCGGAGGCATTCGAGCGCGCTTGGCTCTGGCTTGCAAGCCTTTCGCCGGAGGAGCGCGAGGCGCATTTCGAGATGCAGCGCAAAGCGTGGGTCAAGGCCGAGATGGCCATCGGCGACGAAGGAACGCGGGTCGCGCCGTGATCGCAGCTTTCATCGCTGGCGGTGTCGCCGGGTGTTTCGGGACGGTTGGGGCAATGTACCTGATAGCCCGTAAGGCTATGCGAGGAATGGTCGGGAAGTAGGCGGCGACCCGTCCGAGAGACCCCAGACCTAAGCCGCCGCCATTTGCTGCGGGCCGGGCTTGATACCGGCTCAGACTTTCAGCTTTCGGGCCCCGGCATCTAGGCGCGTGCGCCTCTGTCTGGCCGCCGGAGTTTCGCGCTTCCTTCAGCGCCGCCACAGCAAGAACACCTTACATCAACCCAGAGAGACAGCCAATGCCATTCGCCCTCGGCGCCCGTAGCCTTGCCCGCCTTGAAGGCGTGCATCCCGATCTGGTCAAGGTGGTCCAGCTTGCTATCCGCAAGTCCGATCTCGACTTCACGGTTCTGGAGGGACGCCGAACCATCGACCGCCAGCGCCAACTGTTCGCTCAGAAGGCCACCAAGACGATGAACAGCCGCCACCTGACCGGCCACGCGGTCGACCTGGCGCCGGTCATCAACGGCGACGTGTCGTGGGATTGGCCGCTCTACAACCGTCTCGCCAAGCATGTGAAGGCGGCGGCGGCCGAGCTGGGCATTCCCCTTCAGTGGGGCGGCGACTGGCGTTCGTTCAAGGACGGGCCGCATTGGGAGCTTCCGTGGGGAGCGTACCCGAAATGATCGCCGCCCTTCTCTCCCTCGCCACCTCCCGCTTGACCGGCCCTATTGCCCTTGCCGGGTGTGCTGTTCTGTCGCTGCTGTTGATCGGCGCGAGGATGGAAGTGGGGCAGGTCCGCTCTGACCTTAAGGCCCAGGTCGCGGAAAGCCGGAAGCTCGCAACCGACCTTGGAACATGCCGGGCGAACGTGGCCAGCTTGGACGGGGCGCTAACCGTCCAGAATGAGGCCGTAGCAGCTTGGAAGGCGTCAGGCGATCAGATGGCCCGGAACGCTGAGAAAGCCGCCAGTGAAGCCCGGAAGGCCCAAGGCAAGGCCGATGCACTCGCGGCCAAGCTGGCAGGGTTCCAAGCGGGGAAGACCTGCGAAGAGCGGGAGGGGAATGTGGCCCGGCTTATCGAGGGGATGGGGTAGGTAGGTTGCCGGTCTTTCCCGGCTGTCAGGCCGATCCACACCACTGGATCACTGT